TTTTTTACACCCGCGAAATTAAAAATTCAGGAGTCGCGCCATGGGCGGCACAGCGGCGGTCGCTGGCCGAGGTCGCAAGCCGAAGCCCACGGCCAAGAAACAGCTCGCCGGTAACCCCGGAAAGCGGGCCTTGAATAAGGCCGAACCCCAGTTCTCCACGGTCACCAACGTCGATCCGCCCGAGTGGCTGAACGACCGGGCGGCGGACATGTGGAAGATGATCATTCCCGAGTTGCTGCGTGAGAACGTGTTAGCGCTCACCGACCTGCACAACGTCGAGGCCTTCTGCACGGCCTATGGCAACTGGCGCATGGCCCAAGAATCGATCAACACCCACGGCATCGTTGTAGAGGGCGCCCAGGGTGGGCCGATGAAGAACCCAGCCCTGACCGCAGCCAACGAGACGATGCGGCAGATGGTGACCTTCGGCTCATTGCTCGGCCTGGACCCGGCTAGCCGCACCCGGCTGATCGGCGGCAACAAACAGAAATCCACCAACGAATTTGCAGCTCTCCTGAGTTCCTGATGGCCAAGACCAAGACCCCCAACGTCGACAAGGCGCTGGCGTGGGCTCGGTCCGTCCTCAAGGGCAAGGTGCCCGCCTGCCGGTATGTGCACCAGACGATCCAGCGGCATTTCAACGATGTGTCGGACAGCCGCGGCAAGGGCTACCCCTTCAAGTTTGACCCGGCCAAGGCCGAGAAGAAGCTGAAGCTGATCCAGCTGCTGCCCCACACCAAGGGGGAGTGGGCGTTCAAGCGCCAGCTGATCACGCTGGAGCCCTGGCAGGCCTTCGGCATGGCCGTCACCTTCGGCTGGGTCCGCAAGAAGACCGGCTTTCGCCGCTTCCGCGAGAGCTACTGGGAAGTGCCGCGCAAGAACGGCAAAAGCGTCATCGCCGCCGGCGTCGGCATCAGCATGTTCGTGGCGGACGGGGAGTTCGGCGGGGAGGTCTATAGCGGCGCCACCACCGAGAAGCAGGCCTGGGAGGTGTTCCGCCCGGCCCGGCTGATGGTGAAGCGCTCGCCGATGCTGATCGAGGCGGCCGGGATCGAGGTGAACGCCTCGAACATGAACGTGCCTGCCGAGGGCAGCCGCTTCGAGCCGCTGATTGGCAACCCGGGCGACGGTGCGTCACCCAGCTGCGCGATCATCGACGAATTCCACGAGCACGACAGCTCGGCGCAGTACGACACCATGCTGACCGGCATGGGCGCCCGCCGGCAGCCGTTGATGTTCATCATCACCACGGCCGGCGCCAACATCGAGGGCCCGTGCTACGACAAGCGCCGCCAGGTCATCGAAATGCTGTCCGGCGCGGTACCGGATCCGGAACTGTTCGGCTACATCTGGACCCTCGACGAGGGCGACGACTGGACCGATCCGAAGAACCTGGCCAAGGCCAACCCCTGCATGGGGGTGTCGGTGTTCCAGGAGTACCTGGAGAGCCAGCTGGCCCGGGCGATCCGCTCTGCGCGCTTCACCAACACCTTCAAGACCAAGCACCTCAACCTGTGGGTGAGTGCGAAGGCGGGCTTCTTCAACGTCGAGAACTGGAAGGCCTGCGAAGACAAGACGCTGACCCTTGAGCAGTTCGAGGGGCAGGAGTGCATTCTGGGCTTCGATCTGGCGCGCAAGCTGGACATGAACTCCATGGCCCGGCTGTTCTGGCGCGTCATCGACGGGAAGATCCACTACTACAGCGTGGCGCCGGGCTTCTGGGTGCCGGAAGACACCGCCTACGACACCGACAACCGGCGGATGGCCGAGCGGTTCCAGAAGTGGATCAACACCGGCGACCTGCAGGTCACCGCCGGCGCCGAGATCGACTACCGCGAGATCCTCGAGGAAGCCAAGGAGGCCAACCAGGCCGCCCCGGTGCTAGAAAGTCCAATCGACCCGCACGGTGCCACGAACCTGAGCCACCAGCTCGATGACGAGGGCCTGACGCCCGTCACCATCGTGCAGAACTACACCAACATGTCCGACCCGATGAAGGAGCTCGAAGCTGCCATCGAGTCGGGCCGCTTCCACCACGACGGCAACCCGATCATGACTTGGTGTATCGGCAACGTGGTGGGCAAGAACCTGCCCGGTAACGACGACGTCGTGCGGCCGATCAAGCAGGGCGATGACAACAAGATCGACGGCGCCGTGGCGCTGATCATGGCGGTGGGGCGGGCGATGGCGAAGGTCACGCTCGGCGACGGCGGCATGGACCGATTCATGGATTCAATCCGGGACCCCATATTCGAATGAGCACCGCATCGATCCTCTACCTGCTGATCGCAGCGCTGGGCTTCGGCCTGGCCGTGGCCGGCGTTTTCATCCTGCTCGGCCTGGGCTGGGCGCTGCTCGCGGGTGCAGCCTCGTGCTTCGCCGCGGCGGCATTCATCCGAAGAGGGCTGACCAGTGGCTAAGTCCCTTCTGTCCGTACTCAGCAGCGCAGTGTCCGCGCCGCAGACGTCAATCATCGACTGGGTGGGCCGGTCGCTGTCCGGTGGCGCCGGCGGGATCTGGGCGCAAACGGTCGGCAGCACGTCCGCTACCGGCAAGACCATCACCGTCAACAAGGCGATGCGCTTGGCGGCCTGCTGGTCCTGCGTCCGGCTGATCTCCGAGACGATCGCCACGCTGCCCTTGGGCCTGTACATGCGCCAGGCCGACGGCGGCCGCAAGGTGGCCAGTGACAACGACCTACACTGGATCATCAACACTAACCCCAACAGCCGCATGACCGCGGTGCAGTTCTGGGAGGCGGTGGTCGCCTCGATGCTGCTGCGCGGCAATGCCTTCGTCGAGATCGTCCGCATCGGCGGCCGGATCGTGGCGCTGGAGTTCCTGCTGCCCAACCGCATGGACCTGGACGTCGCCGACAACGGCGAAATCCTCTACCGGTACCGGGAGAAGAACGGCCAGCTGCGCGACATCGCCGGCAGCGACATGATGCACATCCCGGCGTTCTCGCTGGACGGGCAGATCGGCCTGTCGCCGATCGCCTACGGCGCCGACGTCTTCGGCGCGGCGATGTCGGCGGAGGACGTGGCTGGCTCCACCTTCAAGAACGGCATGCACCAGACGGTCGCCTTCGAGGTGAACAAGACCCTCTCGCCGAAGCAGCGGGATGATTTCCGGGACTACGTCCAGCGCATAAGCGGCGCCATGAACGCCGGCAAGTCGCCGGTGCTGGAGGAGGGCGTCAGCGCCAAGGTCATCGGGATCAATCCGGTCGACGCCCAGTTGCTGGAGTCGCGCGAATACAGCGCCGAGGAGATCTGCCGCTTCTACATGGTGGACCCGACCCTGGCGGGTTACAGCGACAAGGCGTCGAACTGGGGCACGGGCCTCGAGCAGAAGCTGCTGCGCTTCCTGACCTTCACCCTGCGCAGCTACATGCGCCGGATCGAGGAGGGCATTAACCGCAACCTGCTCACGCCAGCCCAGCGCCGCCAGATCTACTCGGAGTTCTCCATCGAGGGCCTGCTGCGCGCCGACAGCGCCGGCCGCGCCACCCTGTATTCGCAGATGGTGCAGAACGGCATCTACACCCGCGACGAGTGCCGCATGAAGGAGAACCTGCCCAGGATGGGCGGCAACGCCGGTGTGCTCACCGTGCAAACCAACCTGTCACCGATCGACAAGCTCGGTCAGGGCGACGACGGGCAAGCCGCAAGGGCTGCTCTGCAGAACTGGCTGGACCAGCCGGCAAACTCCAAGGGGTAACTCATGCAATTCAAATCCAAGGCTGGCGGCTTCCGCTGCGAGCTGAGCCCGCGCGCGCTCGACAAATGGAACCCGGCCATCAAGGCGGCGGTGGAGTCCACCAGCGACACCATCACCATCTACGGGGTGATCGGCGAAGACTGGTACGGCGACGGCGTGACCGTCTCGCGCATCGATGCGGCCCTGCGCTCCATCGGCGACAAGCCGGTCACCGTCTACATCAACTCCCCGGGCGGCGACATGTTCGAGGGCCTGGCCATCTACAACCGCCTGCGCGAGCACAGCCAGCCCATCACCACCAAGGTGCTCGGCCTGGCCGCTTCGGCCGCCTCGGTCATCTACATGGCCGGCGCCAAGCGGGAGGTCGCCAGCAGCGCTTTCCTCATGATCCACAACTGCTGGACCTTGGCCGTCGGCAACCGCCATGGCCTGCGCGACATCGCCGGGACCATGGAAGAGTTCGACGCCGCGATGGCCGACCTCTACGCCGAAGGCAGCGGCCAGCCGGTGGCCGACGTCGCCGAGATGATGGACGACGAAACCTTCATCCGCGGCAAGCGCGCCCTGGAGCTGGGTTTCGCCACCGGCCTGCTGTCCTCGGACGAGATCACCGAGCGCCAGGACGAGCAGACCCAGCAGAGCAATGCGCTCAAGGCCATGGATGTGGCCCTGGCCAAGGCGGGCATGACCCGCAGTGAGCGCCGCGAGCTCTTCGCCAGTTTCAAGTCCAGCACGCCTCGCGCTGCTGGCGGGGGCACGCAAGACGCTGCCCCGACCGACAAGCCTAGCGCTGTCGCGCCAGACCTCACCGCCTCTCTGAGCGCGGCATCCGACATCCTCAAATCTCTCCAAGGAGCATCGCAATGAGCGACTTCGACAAGCAGTACAACGAGCTGAACGCCAGTCTGAAGAGCATCGGCGATCAGATCAAATCCCAGGCGGAAACCAGCAACAAGGAAATCGCTCGCCACGGCGAAATGAACGCCGAGACCCGTGCCAAGGTCGACGAGCTGCTGATGAAGCAGGGCGAGCTGCAGGCCCGCGTGCTCGAAGCCGAGCAGAAGCTGGTCGCCGCCAACAGCGCTACCCAGCGCCCCGAGGCACCCAAGTCCGCCGGCGAGCTGTTCGTTGCCAGCGAACAGATGGAAGGGGTGAACTCCTCGTTCCGCGGTGCTCGTCGCGTGTCCGTGCCCCGAGCCGCCATCACCACCACCACCGCAGGCGGCCTGGCTCCGGCGGAGCGCCTGGACACCGTCGCGCTGCCCGGCCTGCGCCGCGCCACCATCCGTGACCTGGTCGCACCGGGCCAGACCGAATCGGGCTCCATCGAGTACGTTCGCGAGACCGGCTTCACCAACAACGCGGCAACCGTTGCCGAGGGCGGCGCGAAGCCGTACTCCGACATCACCACCGCCCTGGTCAACGCGCCGGTGCGCACCATCGCCCACCTGTTCAAGGCCTCGCGCCAGATCCTGGACGATGCCAAGGCCCTGCAGAGCTACATCGACGCACGCGCCCGCTACGGCCTGCTGCTGGCTGAAGAGTCCCAGCTGCTGTACGGCAGCGGCGCTGGCGCCAACCTGCAAGGCCTGGTCCCGGTGGCGGCCGCGTATGCCGCGCCTGGCGGTGTCACCGTGACCGGTGAGCAGCGCATCGACCGCCTGCGCCTGGCGCTGCTGCAGGCCGAGCTGGCCGAGTTCCCCTCGGATGGCATCGTGCTGAACCCCATCGACTGGGCCCTGATCGAGCTGATCAAGGACGACGTCGGCCGCTACATCATCGGCCAACCGCAGGAAGGCACCGCCGCCCGTCTGTGGAACCGCCCGGTGGTGGCCACCCAGGCGATGAAGCAGAACGACTTCCTCACCGGTGCGTTCAAGTTGGGCGCTCAGATCTTCGACCGCATGGACGTCGAGGTGCTGATCTCCACCGAGAACGACAAGGACTTCGAGAACAACATGGTCACCCTGCGCGCTGAAGAGCGCCTGGCCCTGGCCATCTACCGGACCGAAGCCTTCGTCACCGGTAAGCTCGCTGCCGCGGCCTAACCCCCTGCACGGGCCGGCTCTGCCGGCCCTTCGAGGTGAGACATGCCCGATCTACTGATCAAGCCGCTGCGTGCCTACGAGGACCGCGGCACCATCCGTGACGTCGACAACGAGCCCTACGCCGCGCCGGTCTGGCTGGCCAAGGAGCTGGAGCAGCTGAAGCTGTGCGAGATCGTTGGTGAAGTCGGTGGCGACAAAAAGCCAGCCGCCATCACCTCTGCACAGGTCAACGCTGCTTCGATCCTCAGCACCTCGCTGAGCGTGCCGCCCGGCCCTGACGCTTCCGCCGCTCTGCGGCTGGAGAAGAAAGGGCAGCGCTGGATCATCGTCGACGCCCAGGGCGCCCGAGTCGGTGACTTCATCGGCAAGCGGGAGGAGGCAGATGCCGAGCTGGCCAAGCAACTGGCCGCGCTTCCGCCAGCTGCTGCTGATACCCCGCCGGCTGACACGCCTCCGCCGGCTGCCGGCGACCAGCCTCCGGCAGACCAACCGCCTGCCGACCAGCCTCCCGCTGGCCAGCTGAACGATAACCCGCCCCAGGAGTAAGCGATGTCCGTGATCAGCATAGAGCTGGCCATGCAGCACCTGCTGGCCGAGCCTGAGGACCAGGCACTGGTCCAGGCCCTCTTGGATGCGGCCGAGGACTCAGCCAGCCGGTTCATGCAGCGCCGGTTCTACGCTGATCAGGCTACGCTGGACGCCGCCGTGGCCGAGGTGCCGGCGGCGATCAGCTCCACCCGTATCCGCTATGAGCAGGCCGTGGCTGCCGCTCAGGCGGTGGTTGACCCCGAAGATCGCCAGGGCGCGCGTGACCGTGCCGCCCAGGCGTTCGCCGATGCCCGCGCCGAGGTCGAGATGAAGGCCTGCGCGATGATCCTGAACGCTTCCATCCAGGCCGCCTGCCTGCTGATCCTGGGCCACCTGTTCGCCAATCGCGAGGACGTGGCCACCGGCGTCACCGTCGCCGAGCTTCCCATGGGTTCGCGGCACCTGTTGCAGCCGTACCGTACCGGGCTGGGTGTGTGATGCGCGCCGGCCAGCTCCGGCAGCGCGTGATGCTGCAGCGCGATGGGCGCCACCAAGACCCGAACACCGGCGAGATGATCAGCGGCTGGGCGAACCTCACCGAAAAGCCCATCCCGTGCTCGGTCGAGCCGGTGAGCGGCCGCGAATTTATCGCCGGCCAGGCCACCCAGAACGAGGTCACGGCCCGGATCGTTATCCGGTCCCGAGCCGGCGTCACCGCGGCCATGCGCGCTGTGCACCGCGGCGTCATCTACAACATTGAAGCCGTCCTGCCGGACAAGAACTCCGGGCGGGAGTACCTCACCCTGATGGTTTCCGGAGGACTGACAGATGAGTGATGGCGTCGACCTCAACATCCAAGGCCTGGACCAGGCCGTCGACAAGATGCGCGGCCTGGCGCCGAAGCTCCAGAAGAAGGGGCTTCGCTCGGCAGCCAGGAAGGCCATGGGCATCGTCCGCAAGGCCGCCCAGGAAAAGGCCCCTGTACGCTCCGGCAACCTGAAGAAGAACATCGTCACACGCGTCAACAGCCGCCGCTCGAAGGAGGAAGGTGGTGTGGTCATGCAGGTTGGCATCCTCGGCGGCGCGCGCCAGTACAAGGACACCAAGGAGAACCGCCGCAGCGGCCGGGTCGGCCAGAGCTACGAGGGCGCCGGCAATGCCTTCTACTGGCGCTTCAGCGAGTTCGGTACCCAGAAGCAGCCGGCGGCGCCCTTCATGCGCCCGGCCCTAGCCAACAACGTCGAGCCGGTCACCGACACCTTCGCTCGCGAGCTGAGCACCGAAATCGACAAGGTCTTAGCAGGAGGCAGCTGATGTACCCACCGCTCTTCAAGGCTGCGGCCGCCTCCGCCCAGGTGAGGGCGCTGCTCGGCAGCGATCCGGTTCGGGTCTACCCGTTCGGGGACGCCGCCGAGGGTACGGCGCTGCCCTATGCCGTCTGGCAAGTCATCAGCGGCAACCCAGAGAACTTCCTGGCGGGTCGCCCGGACGTTGATCGCTTCGGTACCCAGGTCGACGTCTACGCAGGCACCGCCGCCACCGCACGCGCCGCAGCACAGGCGCTGCTGGAGGCATTCGAGACCGTAGCCTACGTGACCGCCTACAACGGCGAGAGCCGCGACCCTGATACCCAGAATTACCGCTACAGCTTCGACGTCGACTGGCTGACCCGCCGCTGACGCGCAGAACCCACCTCGACCCGCTCCGGCGGGTTTTTTTATGCCCGCAGGAGATGATCCATGTCCATGCTTACCCAAGGAACCCAGGTCTATGCCCTGGTACCGCCCGCCTCGGGCACCGGCGCCAATACCGTGCTGGAGATCGAAGGCCTGATTACCTTCAACCCGGGCGGCACTCCGGCCGACCAGATCGAGACCACCACCCTCAAGGACAAGGCGCGGACCTACAAGAAGGGCCTGCGCACCCCGGGCAATGCCTCCGGCACCGTCCAGGCCGATCCGAACATTCCCGGCCACGTCCGCCTGGCGCAGCTCGCCGCCGCCGATGGCGATACTACGCTGAAGTGGGCAATCGGTTTCTCCGATGGCACCGCGGCGCCGACCGTGGCCAGCGGCGGTTCGGACTTCACCTTGCCGACCAGCCGTACCTGGTTCACCTTCGACGGCTACGTCTCCGACTTCCCGTTCGATTTCGCCACCAACACCGTGGTAACCACGGCTCTGGCGATCCAGCGCACCGGCGCCGGCGCCTGGCAGCCGAAGAGCGGGAGCTAAGCCTTGAACCTGACCATCGACAGCCTGAAGAAGCTGGGCGCCTTCACCGGGCGCCCGGTCGAGAAGGAAATCAGCTGGAAGCAGGGCGAGGAGCTGGTCAAGGCCACCGTCTTCGTGCGGCCGCTGTCCTACAAGTCCGCGGTGTCCGACCTGGCTTCGCTGGGCGGCAACGCCGATCCGGTCGCCGGTCGCATTGCCGCCTGCATCTGCGACGCTGAGGGCCAGGCCATCTTCACCCCGGCCGATGTCACCGGTGATGCCGATCCTGACCGTGGCCCGCTGGATGGCAACCTGACCGTGGCGCTGCTCTCGGCCATCGCTGAGGTGACCAAGGGAAAGACGACGAGCTGACCGCGGAGGACGAGGTCTGGTGCGAGCTGGTGATGAACGGCATCGGCGGCCGCACCATAGCCGAAGCGCAGGAGGTGCTCAGCTACACCGAGTTTCGGATGTGGCTGGCGTACCGCCAGAAGCGCGGCACCCTGAACCTCGGAATGCGCGTGGAGCGCGGATCAGCTCTGTTGGCCACCCTCTATGCCAACGCCCACCGAGGCAAGGACGTTGAGCCCTTCAAGCTTTACGACTTCGCCCCGCACCATGAGGAGCCGCCGGTGACCATTGAGCAGGCGATGGAGCGCTGGGTGTAGGCGAAAGGTTGTGCGCATGTCTTGCCTGGGCTTTACTCGATCGCTTGTTCGTAGAAGGCGGTGAAAACATGCGAAAGTTAATTCTGCTGTTTGCTGTTCTGCCCTGTGCGGCTTTCGCTCAGGATCCACAATGCAAACAGCTTTCCGATATGGCAAAGGTGGCCATGGAGGCAAGGCAGAAGTCGGTTCCTATTGCTGACCTGCTCGGCAACCTTTCTCTCCAGGGCGATCAAAAGAAGGTGACTGAGACCATTGTCGAAGGGGCCTATGAGCAGCCTTTGCGATATTCCGCCGATTCGAAGAAACAGGCGATTGGCGAGTATGCCAGTCAGGTTTACATGAAGTGCCGGAAAGCCCCTCAGTAAACCGAGCCCGCCCTGCATATACCCGCTTCGGCGGGTTTTTTATTGCCTGGAGAAAAGCATGGCATCTCGCTCGCTCGGAACACTGACGCTGGATCTCATCGCGAAGATCGGCGGCTTTGAGCAAGGGATGGAGAAGGGCGCTC